AGATCGTCCAGCATTTAATTATTATATACTGAAAAAAGAAGGCGACAAGTATCGCAAAGTCAGAAGTCTTGATAGCAGAGTAAACACTGGTCCGGGTACAAAGCATCGCATTGCAATCCGTGACTTTATGGATATTGTTGACACAATCAATGAAGAACTAAACGAAACTGACTATGAAGTTAATCCGGCACAAAGAACACTTGCTGACATTGGCCGCAAGCTAATGGATAAAGCAGCAACAACCAAAGACGATGTACTATCAACTGCACTCAGTCGTGTAGGCAATGAGCTAACTTCATATGGCACAGCATTTGGTGCCAGAAGCATTGACGAACTTGAAAAGAACACAGGCATCAAACGCGACAGCATCATGAAGATGATGGATTATGGCAAGCGCATGCTGGAAAAAGAAGGTGCTGCACAAATTGCCGACAAAGACGCAGTTGATGAAGGCAAAATGGCAAACATTGCCATGGGTGCGTTACTTGGACTTGGTGCTATGTGGGGTGCAGGCGAAGTATCCAGTGCAAAAAATTCACCATTGGGCGATGCACTAAAAGCCGCTGCACAAGCAGGCGACACTATTGCAATGGATCACTACAAAAATCTCGATCTATATGTTGATGGCAATGACCAAAGCATCATGAAAATGCTAAACGGCAAGTATCTAAAAAAAAAGATAGATGATGATGCACCTCCGGGTGCTAAAGCAGAACGCATGGTCAAGCATATCAAAAAAGGATATGCCAAAGACGGTAAACTAACTGACCAAGAGCGTTCAATTGCATATGCCACAGCATGGAAACATCACAACCGTAAAACAGAAGATGCTGAGCCAACATTGGCTACAAACAAACGCACAGAGCGTATCCTCAATTTGCTAAGAGCAAAATCACCAACTGCCAAAAACGATCTTGAAGCATTGATCCTGAGCTTTGACAAAGGCCAGATGCAAGACCGCATGGATATTAGCAGACTGTACAAAGATGATGAATCAATTGAACAAGCAGTGGCACGCCTTGAAAAGGAAATAGCTAACCTCAAAAGTCAAAAGGCTTCTGAAAGCATCAAGGAAGAAAAGCAAAAAGGCGGCGACGGCAAAGTATGTTGGAAAGGATACAAAAGAATGGGCACCAAGAAGAAGGGTGGCAAAACAGTAGACAACTGCGTTAAGATGTAATGAGTGAGTTAGACGATATTGTTAGCACAAAGCAGATGTGATAGGTGTAGCAATGCGAGCAAGTGAATTTATTACTGAAAAGTGGAGCAAGAAGTACAAGGACAGTATCAACTGTTCCAATCCAAAGGGCTTCTCACAAAAGGCTCATTGTGCTGGCAAAAACAAAACTGAAGACATAGAAGAAAACTTTGCTGACGGCAAAGTAAAAGGCAAAAGCCGCCCGGGCAGAGTTAAAAAAGCCGGAGCGAGCTGCAAAGGTTCGGTCACTGATCTTCGGGCAAAGGCAAAGAAGTACTCTGGTGAGCGAGCCAAAATGTATCACTGGTGCGCCAATATGAAAAGTGGCCGCAAGAAATCCAAGTCATAATTACTTGTATGAGAGAACGCAGATACAACAGCGAAACTTTTGGATTAACATCCGCAGATGACAGTTGCTATCTTGATCCCAGCGATCCTATACACGAGTTTAGAATCACTGGCAACGCCGCTGCACTAAATCAACCAAAACGTATTCCACTTGTTACACAAGCAGAAGAACATCAAAGAAAAATGGAACTGGCAAAAGCACAGGGTATCAAGCCTGGCACACCAGCGTGGCACATGCTATGAGTCAAGTAGAATACAAACCAACAAAGTGTCAAAACTGCGGCGACTACAGTCATTGCGGTACAGCCAACTGGCGTGAAGAGCGTGACTACGACGGCGGTTTTAATTTAATCAAAGCATGTGAAAGTTGTAGATGTAGTAAATGTAGTAACCCCAGTTACCAGGACGGATAACAATTAGCCTTGGGACCGTAATCCTCTGGCTAGGGCGGGAACTGCCCTAAAATCAAGCATCGCTACCCTGGTTTTAAAAGTGCCAACTTTACCAAAATACATTGACACTGTTGCAACTATCGTATATACTAGCAAAGTATTTTAAAGGAGTATACATCATATGAGCGTACAATTTGACAGCGAAAGCAAAGCAAAACTAACACAGATTATCAATGAAGGCATGCAAGTAATGAGTGAAGTTGAAGCACTCAACGCCGGCTTGTCTGACACAGTAAAAGCCATTGCAGAAGAAATGCAAATCAAGCCAAGTGTGCTTAAAAAAGCAATTCGCATTGCACACAAAGCCAGTTATACAACTGAAAAAGAAGATCAAGAACTACTTGAAGAAATCCTCACAACCGCTGGACGGACACTATAATCATAAATGAGTTATGTTGACGCTCTATTTGACAGAGACAAAGATCGTATCCATGTAGTAGAACGTGTAGACGGCAGGCGCGAATATCGTGAATACCCTGCTAGCTATGTGTTTTACTATGCGGATCCTCGCGGCAAGCACAAGAGCATTTATGGTTCGCCTGTGAGTAGATTTAGCAGTCGGAACAACAAAGAGTTCCGCAAAGAACTGCGACTGCAATCGGGCAAACAGATCTTTGAAAGTGATATCAATCCAGTGTTTCGCTGTTTTGAAGAAAACTACAAAGATGATGTTGCACCCAAATTGCAAACAGCGTTCTTTGATATCGAAGTTGACTTTGATCCAGTACGTGGCTATTCGCCAACCAACGATCCATTCAATGCAATTACTGCTATATCTGTTTACTTGCAATGGATGGAACAACTGGTTACACTGGTTATTCCTCCCAAGAACATGAGCTGGGAAACAGCACAAGAAATCTGCGATCAGTTTGAAAACACCATGTTGTTTGAACGCGAAGAAGAAATGCTTGGTGTGTTTTTGGATCTCATCGAGGATGCAGATGTGCTAAGTGGCTGGAACAGTGAGGGTTATGATATTCCTTACACTGTTAACAGAGTGGCTCGAGTATTAAGCAAAGACGACACAAGACGTTTTTGTTTGTGGAGTCAACTGCCCAAGAAGCGTACATTTGAACGCTTTGGTGCCGAAAATATCACATTCGATCTTATTGGTCGTGTGCATATGGATTACATGCAACTGTATCGCAAGTACACATATGAAGAACGGCACAGTTACAGTTTGGATGCTATTGGCGAATATGAACTTGATGAGCGTAAGACTGCTTATGAAGGCACACTGGATCAACTGTACAACCACAACTTTAAACTGTTTATCGAATACAACAGACAAGATACTGCATTACTAGACAAGCTGGACAAGAAACTGCGTTTTCTGTCTCTGGCAAATGAACTGGCACATGCAAACACTGTGCTACTGCAAACCACAATGGGTGCTGTTGCTGTTACTGAACAAGCAATTATCAACGAAGCGCATGAACAAGGATTAGTTGTTCCTAACAGACGTGAACGCTTGACAGATGAGGACACAGCGGCAGCAGGTGCATATGTTGCATATCCCAAAAAAGGCATACATGAGTATGTTGGTGCTATTGACATTAACAGCCTGTATCCCAGTGCCATTCGTGCGCTTAACATGGGTAACGAAACAATCATTGGACAACTGCGTCCAATTATGACTGATCGTTACATCAAGAACAAAGTTGCAAACAAAAGTTCGTTTGCAATGGCCTGGGAAGGCCTGTTTGGCACACTGGAATACACTGCCGTTATGAAGCAGGAAGTTGGTACCGAAATTACAATTGACTGGGAGAACGGCGACGAAACTGTACACAGCGCAGCAGAGATTTGGAAGATCATATTTGACAGCAACCAACCTTGGATACTAAGCGCAAACGGCACCATCTTTACCTATGAAAAAGAAGGCGTTGTGCCCGGCTTGCTTGCACGTTGGTATAGAGAACGACAAGAGATTCAAGCAAAACTGCGAGCTGCAACCGATCCTGATGAGCGTGAGTTTTTGGATAAACGTCAGCTGGTCAAGAAGATCAATCTAAATAGCCTGTATGGTGCTATTCTCAATCCTGGTTGTAGATTTTTTGACAAGCGCATTGGGCAAAGCACAACACTAACTGGTAGAGCTATTGCACATCACATGGACAGTTTTGTAAACGAATGTATCACAGGAACATATGATCACGTTGGTGATGCTGTTATCTATGGTGACACAGATTCAGTTTACTTTAGTGCATGGCCTATTATCAAGAAAGACGTTGAAGCGGGCAATATGGAGTGGAGCAAAGAAATTTGCATACAACTGTATGATGCTATCAGTGATCAGTTAAATGACAGTTGGCCTGCATTTATGGAACAGGCATTTCATGTTCCAAGATCAAACGGTGTAATTATCAAAGGCGGTCGAGAACTTATTGCTGATAGAGGATTGTTTATTACCAAAAAGCGTTATGCAGTTAATATTTTTGATCTTGAAGGCAAACGGCTCGATGTTGAAGGCAAACAAGGCAAGATCAAAGCAATGGGCTTGGACTTGAAGCGTTCAGATACACCAGTTGTAATTCAAAAGTTCTTGATGACACTGCTAACTCGTGTGCTTGCTGGCGCACAACGCGAAGAGATCATTGAGATGATCAAGAGCTTTAAGTATGACTTCAAAGAACGTCCGGCGTGGGAAAAAGGTTCGCCTAAACGTGTTAACAACTTGACCAAGTACAGTGCTGAAGAGAAGAAGTTTGGACGAGCCAACATGCCCGGACATGTTAGAGCAGCTATGAACTGGAATTCAATGAAGAAGATGAACAGTGATAACTATTCACAAAGCATTGTTGATGGCATGAAAACTATTGTGTGCAAGCTCAAAGCAAATCCTCTTAACTGGACTTCAATTGGTTATCCCACAGACGAGTTACACATTCCGCAATGGTTCAAAGACTTGCCTTTTGATGATGCAGCAATGGAAGCAACTGTGGTGGATCAAAAGATTGACAACTTGTTAAGTGTGCTAGAATGGGATCT